CTATGCGGCGGCGGGTTGCGCTGTCGTCGGCCTCGGCGTCTTGATAGATCAACCCGGAGTCATACTGGCGGGTGCCCTGGGCGGTGCCATTGGCTGTCTTCTCAAGGAGCGCGGGGACATTTAGTCATGTTTATGGCGATAAAACTCGCCGTCTTCATGGCGCTTCTGGCCGGTGCAGGCGGCGCATTTCTATATGTCCGCAACCTACAGGCCACGGTTGCCGTGCTAGAGGCCAACAACATCAAGCTGGAGTCGGCTGTTGATGAACAGAAACAGGTCATTGAGCAGCAAGTAAAAGATACGTCGGCGATTGTCTCCGCGCATAAAAGTCAGGTGGTGCTAAATGCCCAATTGGACGCATCCATTAACGATCTCCGGGACAAATTCCAGAAGATCAATGCGAGCGGCAAAAAGCGAGACATTGGCAGTCTCGCAGAACAGAAGCCCGCGCTCATGGCAAAAGTCGTCAATAAAAGCACGGCTAATGCTTTGCGGTGTATGGAGATCACCATGGGGTCGCCGCTAACGGCGAAAGAAAAGAATGCGACCAAGAAATCTCAGATCAACCCTGAGTGTGCCGATATTGCTAATCCTGGCTACGTTCGCTACTAGCGGCTGTAGCTCGATCAAGCAGTTAGAGATATTCAGTAAGCCTGTCGAGCGCACACCCTTGGGATTGGCAGACCCGCTGCCGCCGAAGATGTCGGCGATGGACTGGGTGGTTATAACGTCGGATAATCAGGGTGCGGTGTTTGCTAAATTGAAGAAAAACAGGCAGGACGCCGCTTTGTTCGGTGTGACTGACGACGGGTACGAGACGCTGTCTCTTAACCTTGCCCACATCCGTAAATACATAACCAAGCTGCGGTCTACGCTGCAACATTACAGAGACTACTATGAACCGGAGACAAAATGATAGACCAACTCAGGACGCTGCTCGAACAGGACGAGGGAATAATGCATGAGACATATCTGGACCATCTCTCCAAGGCTACGACAGGAATTGGTCATCTGATTAAAAACACAGACGAAGAATATGGCCAGCCGGTTGGCACAATCGTCAGCGCGGATCGTGTGACGGAGCTTTTTAACGAGGATGTTAAGACCTGCATCGGCGACTGCCGCCAGCTGATTTTCGACTTTAATGGTATGCCGGTTTCTGCCCAGATTACCGCTGCCTCGTTGGCATTCCAGCTGGGCGTCAACAGATACAGCAAGTTCAAAAAGCACCTTGCGGCCATGGACGCTGGGGACTGGATGGATGCGGCAGCACAGCTACGCGACTCTAAGCTATACCGCCAGACGCCTGAGCGGACGGAGAGACACGCGAAACGGTTGGAGGCTGTAGGCAACGACGGAAATAACAAGGCGGTGACGACATGAATGCAGTACTGCTCGCGGAACATCTTTTGCAGTCGATTCAGGAGCGCCGGAGTCGTATATCCGAAATGTTGGTTTCTGGAACCGTAAAAGACTACGAAGAGTACAAACAACTGGTTGGCAACATCGAGTCTTTAGATTATATAGGACAGGAGTTAAGAGAAATCTTAGAAAAGGCGGATTGATGGCGTATAAATCTCAGACCCCAAAACCGGATTCGGTTGTTTCTATAAGTAAAGCTTATGTTGACGTGGATAAACGAGTCCTGGATCCCGGCAAGCTTGACAAGGATTCTTTGCAACGAATGCCCACCCCCACAGGTTGGCGAATCCTGATATTGCCGTATCAGGGAAAAGGAAAAACCGAGGGGGGGATACTTCTCCCTAATTCTGTTGTAGAAAGAGAGTCCGTGGCCACGGTTTGCGGCTACGTTCTTAAAGTAGGCCCCCTGGCTTACGCGGATAAGACTAAGTTTCCGGGTGGCGCGTGGTGCAAGGAGCGTGACTGGGTTATCTTTGGTCGATACGCGGGTGCCCGCTTCCGGATCGACGGTGGCGAAGTTCGCATACTTAACGATGATGAAGTCATCGGCATTGTACGGGATCCGGACGACATCCTGCATTTTTAACATGGAGTTAGACCATGCCTGAACAAGACCAAGAGTTAGTTGTAGATATTCCGAACGAAGGCCCTTCCGTTTCTGTGACAATAGACAACACCGTCTTAGAGGAGGCCCCTGAGCACCGCGCATCGGAAGACGGTGAGTCGGAAGAGCACGAGGACTATAGTAAAAAAGTAAAACGTCGAATAGATCGGTTAACCAAGAAAGCCCGAGAAGCAGAGAGACAGCAAGAAGCCGCAATCAGCTATGCTCGGAACGTCCAGGCGGAAAACCAGGACCTGAAGGTTCGGGTTCGAGATTTAGACGCCGGATACGTTGCTGAGTACGGAGACCGTGTGTCGACTCAGTCGAGCTCCATCGAAAGAGATTTGGAAACTGCGATAGCCACTAACGACACTGCGGCCCAGGTGGCTTTGAACCGCAAGCTTGCTCAACTCGCCATTGAGGAAGAACGCGTAAGAGCCGCCAAACAGCAGATGGCTCAACAGCAGACTCAGCAAGCCCCGCAGGCGGTCCAACAGCAGACTCAGCAAGCTCCGCAGGTTCCGACCCGGGCCGACCCCAAGGCAGAAGACTGGGCCTCCCGAAATGCTTGGTTCGGTGACGATGACGCCATGACCTTTGCGGCTTTCGGTATTCACAAGACTTTGCTCGAAGAAGAAGGCTTTGACACAGAAAGTCCCGAGTACTACAGTGAGATTGATAAAAGGATTCGAGACGCCTTTCCCCATCGCTTTGGGGAACAGGTGGTTTCGGGAAACGGGGGACGCCGACCACAACAGTCGGTCGCCTCTGCAACACGCACCGGTAGCACCGGGCGCAAAACAGTCAGGTTATCCCCAAGCGAAGTTGCAATAGCACAGAAACTTGGGGTTCCTCTAGATGAGTACGCAAAACATAAACGCTAGGAGCACGCACGATGGCTGAAGAACCTATTGAACGCGCTTCCCGCGCAGCCCAGACAAGAGCGGCGAAGCCGCGACGGAAACCATGGGCACCCCCGTCCTTATTGGACGCACCTCCCGCACCTGAAGGTTACAAACATAGGTGGATCCGCGCTGAAGTCAGGGGTTTTGACGACCGCAAGAACATCTCCGCTCGAATGAGAGAGGGATGGGAATTGGTTCGTCAAGAGGAATACCCTGATTTTGAGGCTCCTACTATGGACAGTGGCCGATACGAAGGTGTTTTCGGTGTTGGAGGATTGTTGCTGGCTCGTATTCCAGTTGAGACCATTCAAGAACGCAGTGATTATTTTAATAAGATGAGTTCTGATGCGATGGCTGCGGTTGACAATGACCTTCTGAAAGAGACTCAGCATCATTCGATGGCGATTCAGAAACCTGAACGCCAGTCGCGTGTTACATTTGGAGGTCCTAAAGGACCTTAAGTCCACTGTTTTAACCCCTTTGCTTTAAGGAGCAACTTAGATGGCTAATACCAACGGAAGTTTTGGTCTTCGCCCGCTTAATAAGATGGGCGGCGGAGCCAATTCCACGGGTATTTCCACGTATTCCATGTACGAAATTGCGAACGGCAACACAGACAAGCTGTACCACGGCGAACCTGTGATTCCACTGGCCACCGGCTATATCGGCGCTCCTGGCGCTGCTGCTGGTGGGACCGTGGGCCTTTTGGGCGTCTTTCAAGGTTGTCAGTACGTTGCGAGTGCTACTGGAAAACCCACGTGGAGCAACTACTGGCCCGGTTCTGGTGCCGATAGTAACCACCCTGTCCAGGCGTTTATCTGTGACGATCCAATGCAGCTTTATGTGATTGCAACGGATGCCACATGGACGTCGAAGGCTACGGCTCGTGCCGGGGTCTTTGCCAACGCTAATTTTTCAACCGCTATCACGGGAACGGACGCTACTGGTCTGTCCCTTGGTCGGTTGGCAATTGGTACTATTGCCACTACGGCTGCCCTTCAGATGCGGGTCATGGGGTGGGTACAAGACTCGCTCAATGAAGATTTCGCGGCTGCGGGCATTGGCGCAATCGTTCGGTTGAATAACCACTTCAATAGCAACAACGGTGCTATTGTTGCGGGTACTCCTTCAACCGTCGGCGTATAGGAGGGTTTGAATAATGGCTATTAGTAGAGCCCAACTCGTAAAGGAGTTGGAACCCGGCCTGAACGCATTGTTTGGAATGGAATACGATCAGTACGATCGTGAGCACGAGATGATTTTCTCTATGGAGAGTTCGGATCGTGCTTTTGAGGAAGAAGTGATGCTGTCCGGGTTTGCGGCTGCGCCTACCAAAGGTGAAGGTAGTTCGGTTGGCTACGACGACGCACAAGAAGCGTACACCGCTAGGTATACGATGGAGACTATCGCACTTGCCTTTTCCATCACGGAAGAGGCCATAGAAGATAATCTCTATGACCGCCTAGCCTCGCGCTACACCCGTGCTCTCGCTCGTAGTATGAGCCAGACAAAGCAGGTTAAGGCCGCAGCGGTTCTTAACAACGCTTTCGACAGCGCGTTCACTGGCGGGGATGGCAAGGAGCTTTGTGCTACGGACCATCCGCTTGTTAGTGGCAACACTTTCCGTAACGAACTGACTACAGCGGCGGATCTTAATGAGACTAGCCTTGAGCAGTCTCTTATTGACATCTCTAGCTTCGTCGACGAGCGCGGCCTCAAGGTTGCGGTTCGTGGTATGAAGCTGGTTATTCCAAAGGAACTTCAGTTCACTGCGGATCGCCTCCTGGAATCCACGCTTCGTACGGGCACTGCGGATAACGACATTAACGCAATTCGGAACATGGGTATGCTTCCGGAAGGCTATGACGTTAACCACTTCCTGAACGACACGGACGCGTTCTTCATTATTACGAACGCGCCCAACGGGATGAAGGGTTTTAATCGCGCTGCGATTAAAACTACAATGGAAGGCGACTTCGACACCGGAAACGTGCGGTATAAGGCTCGCGAACGCTATGCGTTTGGCTGGTCGGATCCTCGCGGTATCTTCGGTTCTCCCGGAGCCGCATAATACTACGGTGGGAGGGGGCGTTCTCCTCCCACCATTTATTTTCTGGGAAACTTAGCCCTAGCGACTGTCCCAGCAGACGCTTACGAAGACTCTAGGGCCAATCTCTCGTAAGGAGAAATCCAGATGTCTAGCACGACTTTTAGCGGTCCCGTCCGTTCAAATAACGGCCTAGCTAACCCCACCGCTCTTGTTGCCCCCACCAGCGCAAAAACGCAGATGGCGAATGGCTTTGCGGCAGAAATGGTCAAAAATACTCATTATCTTGCCCCCGCAAATGGTGCCGCGCTTACGGCAACGCTTCCTGCTGCGTCCGCCTCCACCGCTGGCGACGTGATTATCGTTGATTGGCATGTTCTTGTGGCCAATGGCGCTACTCAGAAGTTCGGTACGGCGGGCGAGTTTTTTGAAGCTAAATCGGCGGTGTACAAAACAACCACCGTACTTGCTGTTATTTTTGCGGTAGATTTGGCCGACGGAACCGCCGATGACTTTCTTAATATGGTTGGTCTGACCAACGCTGGTCCGGGTATCGGGAGCCGTATTGTATTCTCCTTTAACGGGACGGCTTGGCGGGCTGAAGCAGTTTCTACGGGTTCCGGGACGTGCGCCGCGGCGGGCACTTCGGTTTTCGCTACATCTTAATTAGTCGAGTGGGGGTGTAAGAGCCCCCACTCCTCAAGTAGGAGCTTGATATGGCGGATGCCGTAACGGCTACAACGGTGCAAGATGGCCCCAAAAAAGCTGTCATTTATTGCACAAACACGAGCGACGGAACCGGGGAATCGGCTGTTGTTAAAGTAGACGTGTCCGAACTTGCGGCCTTGCAAGACGGAACGGCTTGCACAGGGGTCCGTATTGAAAAGGTCACGTTCGCCAATGTCGGAATGGGCGTCAAACTTCTCTGGGACGCCTCCACCGATGTTATTGCAGTGGAGCTTCCTGCGGATTATTCGGACACCTTAGATTATTCGGACATGAGTGGTCTTCCGAATGCTGCCGCCTCTGGCGGCAAGACGGGGGATATCCAGCTAACCACGGTGGGACACAGCAGCGGAGACACCTACTCGATAGTCCTCCACTGTTTAAAAGATTACTCATAGGGCCTTAAAAATGTCTGCGGGTAACATGAGAGGGTTCTTATACTATGGCTGTTTCGGGTTCCAAGGACTTTGAGCTTAACGTAGCAGAGTACATCGAAGAAGCCTTCGAGCGTTGCGGCGTAGAGTTCCGCACGGGTTACGACGCAGAAACGTCCCGGCGATCTTTGAATCTTCTTTTTGCGGACTGGGCCAATCGGGGTCTGAATCGTTGGACAATTAAGCAGTTCACCCAGACCCTGGCTGCTGGGGTAGAGACGTACCCTGTAGGTCTTATTACGGCGACTGTCGGGTCTTCCGCCAATCTTACTGTCGGAGAGACTATCACTGGTTCCAGCAGCGGCACGACGGCGCAGGTAATAACAAAGCCTACTTCCACCACCCTTACCGTCACGGTCCCTTCGGGCGCATTTATTGCCGGGGAAACTATTACGGGAAGCAGCAGCGGCGCGACCCCCACGATAAGCGCGGACCCGAGCCTTACTGACGTGCGGGCAACCGTAGACATTCTGACCGGCGTAGTTCGCAGGAGCAGTTCGGATATTTCGATTACTCAGATAAGTCGGGACACGTACCTGACCATTCCAACAAAATCCACCACCGGGCGTCCGATACAGTTTTACTTTGACCGCCAGATAACCCCCGTACTTAAACTGTGGCCGTCTCCCGAGAACAGCACAGATCAGTTCATCTACGACCGGATGGTGCGTCTAGACGACGTGGACGCCTCCGTAAATACGGTAGATGTTCCGTTTAGATTCTACCCTTGTTTAGCTGCGGGGCTGGCTTATTACCTATCCCTAAAACGCGCCCCTCAAAGGGTGCAGATCTTGAAGGCTCTCTATGAGGAAGAGTTTGAACGGGCTGCTTTAGAAGACAGAGACAAGACAAATACATTTCTTATTCCGTCCCATTCTTATCTTAGTGCGACGGGTTGATGGCTAGGTTCGCCTCAAATAAATATGCCCTTGGCATTTCTGACAGAAGCGGTGCTGCGTATCCTTTGCGTAACATGCGGAAAGAGTGGACGGGCTTGCTTGTCGGAAAAGACGAGTGGGAGTCCAAGCAGCCGCAGCTAATGACTCTCCGGGTCGTGGCGGACTCCGAGGCTTTGCAAGACGCCCGGCCCGACCGGACCGAACCCGCGGTAGACGTTCTGTTGTCTTTTAATGCGTTTACTTCTGGGAGTTCCGGATCCTCTGTTATAACAGTGAGTGAGCCGGGCAACAGTAGGAGCACGGGAGATGTTGTGCGTTTCCGAACGGTCGGGGCCTTTGACGGGTTTACGAAGGCTGTCCTGGAGGCCGCTAGTGGGTATTCCATAACCGTAGTAGCCAGTAGTGTTGAAGACGAAGAACCTGTTTCGTATACCTTTACGGTTAGTGGAGAGACGGCTTCCACGGGCTCTGTTCAAGGCGGCGGCGCTGCTTCCGCAGGGCCTGTGACGATAGTAAGTTGAGGGCTAAGATATGGCGTATACATTCACGACCTTAAAAACCGCGATACAGGACTACGTGCAGAGCACAGAATCGACTTTCGTCAGCCAACTCCCAAGGTTTATTACAAACGCCGAGGAGCGCATTCTGAAGGAGTGCCAGTTGGACGTGTTCCGTAAATCGTCCCAAGGCTCGGGAAGCAGCGGCTCGGCCTTCTTACAAAAGCCTGCGGATTTTTTGGCTCAAAACTCGCTAAGTGTTATAGTATCTTCGAGCAAGACGTTTCTTTTATACAAGCAGGCTACGATGCTCCAGGACTATACTCCAAACCCCGCAACGACCGGGGTTCCAAAATATTATGCGGATTGGGACGAGGCGACCTTTCTTTTGGCCCCGACGCCCGCGAGCGTCTATACGTTTGAGTTACACTATCTAAGCCGCCCCACCTCTATCACAACGACGGCGGACGGCACTAGCTGGCTTGGTACGAATGCTGAACTGGCCCTCCTGTACGGGTCCCTGGTTGAGGCGTATACTTTCCTGAAGGGAGAGGCAGATCTTTTGGGTTTGTATAACCAGCGTTTCCAAGAGTCCCTGCAATGGTTGAAAAACCTGGGAGAAGGGCTGCAAACAAGAGATCAATACCGTTATGACCGTGTCCGTAAGGACGTGGCATGACGCTGGAGGCGACGGGCAGCGGCAGTTTGGGTGACGTGTTTGTGTTCACGTCAAACGACGGGGGCCATTCGCCTGACGACATAGCCGAAATGGCTTTGAATAAAATAATGTCTGTTTCGAACGACGCCCCTTTTTTCATACGGGATCAGGCGTTAGCACACAGAGATAGGTTGAAGGAAGTCCTGGTTTTTTATATGAATAAAATGGCCCAGAGCGAACGAACGACCCTCTGGGCGTTGTTAGAGAAACAGGGCCACGCCGACATGGCTGAGATTATAAGGAGACTGTAATGGCTATCGGAACTTCCGCAATATGCGGGACATTTAAGAGAGAGGCGTTGGCGGGGATTCATTTCCTTACCGCGCATACGCGCACGGGGTCGAGCGCCATCGCGGCGGACGCCCTAAAAATTGCTCTCTTCACTAATGTCTCCGCCATTGACGCAGACACCACGGGGTACGCAACAACCGCAGAAATCTCTGGGACCAACTACACCGCAGGCGGAAACACTCTAGCTAGCGCCACAATTGGTCTCGGAGACAACAGCAGTGCTGTTCCGACGGCCTTCGTGGATTTTGCAAATACGACATGGTCTACGGCCACTATCACGAATGCTCGTGGAGCCTTGATTTACAACAGCAGCCTCGCTACGGCGGGCACGGGGTCTACGACCAACCATGCCGCAAAGCCTTCGGTTGCAGTCATTAACTTTGGCGGGGATAAGTCGTCCAGCGCGGGAGACTTCACAATCCAGTTTCCAACCAATGACGCAAACAGCGCGATTATCCGGGTGGCGTAATGGCAATAGTCGCCGGTTGGGGCCGAGGTACTTGGGGCGAGGGGACGTGGGGTACTGAAATCCCCGTTTCCGTCACAGGTGTTTCGGCGGCCACGGCGGCAGGTGCGGCGGCCTTCCCCAAGGATGTTCCGGTTACGGGGGTCTCGGCTGCAACGGCTTCGGGTGCGGTCTCTACCGTAGGGAAGGCCAATGTCGCCCTTACGGGGGTCTCGGCTGCAACGGCCCCGGGTGCGGTCTCTTTTGTAGGGAAGGCCAATGTCGCCCCCACGGGTGTTTCGGCTGCCACTGCGGCAGGTGCGGTACAAGTAAACTTCCGGTTTACTGTCACGGGTGTTTCGGCGGCGACTGTGGTAGGTAGTGTAACCATCTGGGATGAGATCGTTCCGGGACAGACGGCGAGGTGGCTCGCTATTGCTCCGGGACAGACGGCTAATTGGATTGAGCTAGCGGCATAGGAACATAAAATGGCTTCTACATTTACGACAAGCTTTGGGATAGAGAAGATCGCAACGGGCGAGCAGGCCGGTGCGTGGGGAACGACCACAAACCACAACGCCGATATTCTGGATCGTATTGCTTCGTATACGGCGGTGGCGTTGTCTGGAACGACCCACACTCTCACAGTAAGGGAGGCCTCTCCGGGGGCGGGTACTGAAAACCTTCAGGACGGCATGTATCGTGTAATTAAGTTCACCGGAGCCCTTGGTGCTAATAACACGGTCACGATAGCGCCGAACACGAGCAAGGCGTGGTTCATTGTTGAGAACGCCACTACCGACTCGGGGTCGAGTGGCCCTTACTCGGTGATCCTGACGCAGGGGTCTGGGGCAAACATCACTCTCCAGAACGGCAAGAACGCTATCGTGTATTGCGACGGCGCGGGTTCCGGAGCGGTGGTCTTCAACGCCCTAAACGACCTACAAATGGCCACTCTCGAAGTAACGGGCGCTGCCGCAATTGATGGTCTCCTAACTGCCGGAGCCAGCGTGGCTGTGACCGGTAATGTAACCACAACCGGAACAGTTGAGCCCGCGGGCGACACTTCGGCAGCAGACAATGCGGCCATTGGCTACACCGCTGCTGAAGGTCTTGTCCTCACGGGGCAGGGCGCGACCAACGACGTGACGATCAAAAATGACGCCGACGGTGAAGTGATGGGCGTCCTTACCGGGACAACGACGGCGGCGTTTAAAGGGCAAGTAACCGCGGTGGGCGCAATCACCGCCAGCGCGGGAGTTGAGCTTGGCCATGCGACAGACACGACAATCACTCGTGCCAGCGCGGGCAACTTGAATATTGAAGGCAATGTCGTCTACCGCGCAGGCGGAACAGACGTGCCCGTCGCTGATGGCGGGACAGGCGTATCCACGCTGACTGACGGCGGCATCTTGCTGGGGTCTGGGACTGGCGCTATCACGGCCATGGCTGTCTTGGCTGACGGTGAGATCATTGTCGGTGACGGTACGACGGACCCCGTGGCAGAAAGCGGGGCTACTGCTAGAACCTCTCTGGGTGCTGCTGCACTGGGTGCCAACTCTGACATAACATCAATCACGGGTCTGACGACAGACCTAACCGTGGCCCAAGGCGGCACGGGGGCTGGTACATTTACAGACGGCGGCATCTTGCTGGGGTCTGGGACTGGTGCTATCACTGCTATGGCTGTCTTAGCTTCTGGCGAAATGATCGTTGGTGATGGTACGACGGACCCCGGCGCTGTTTCATTAAGTGGCGATGTAACAATAAACAGTTCTGGTGTTGTGACTATTGCTGCCACTTCTGTTGAAGGAAGCATGCTTAACACTAATGTAATCAGTGGTCAAACTGCTCTTACTAGCGGTCTTGCACTTACCGATGAATTATTGGTTAGTGATGCTGGTACTCTTAAACGCATGGATATAAGTTTAGTAACAAATATTGCATCTGCAGATGCTACCGCCCTTGCAATAGCATTGGGATAAAAAGGAAAAAAATACAAGATGGCAAATATATTTAAACTAAAGACAAAAGCAGGGGTAACTAGTCTAGCTACAGTCTATACTGTACCCAGTAGTACTACAGCGATTGTATTAGGACTGGTTGTGGGTAACACTACATCTAGTGCTATTACTAGTACCATCAC